AGCAGCAGAACGCGCAGCAATGATCTTGGGAAAATCAAGAACCATTTCCACACGGACGGACTTGTTAAGGTCATTTGCCGGGTAAGCGGCTGTGCCTTTGTTAAAACCGAGAGAGTCGGTATATGTTGCCATGTTAATTCTCCTAAAAAAGTTACGAGAGGGGGCCGAAGCCCCCCGTCAATTACAGAGTAATGATACCTTGTGACAATGCCTCAGGCTTAACCACTTTGTATCCATACACTTGTAGACCACGGATGATGTTACCGAAGGTGGACTCAGAGCGAATGGTTTCCATGTTGGTCATTTGCGAAGCAAAAGTGAAGCCCATCTTGTGACCAGCGATGATGCTGAACTTGCCGCTGGAAACACTGAGGTTGTGGCTCATGTAAACCGTAAAACGGTCGATCATGCCAAGGCGACCATTACGAAGAATGGACACGCTGTCACCAGTCAAAGAAGCATCCTTAAGGTCAGACTTCTTAATCATACCGGCCATCTTGGCAGGGATAACTACGAAGCGGTTACCTTCTGGGCAGTTTGCCTCATCAAGAACAGTACCGATGTCAACAAGGTACTCCAACACGTTGGTCTTGGTAATAGCGATAGGCGAACCAGTCGTACCCAAGTCAATGTTGTTAGAGATGCGACCAGCGGTTGCACCTTTGTTGTCAGCAGAAATGTCCGGCAGAATGTCGGTCAAAACACGTTGGTCAATCTTGATCTTCATACGCTCAGAAGCGTCTTTTGACCAAGTATCCATCAGATTGATGTCCGACTGAACCTTATCCACATCGTCCTCAACGCAAGCGAAGTACTCGCCTTTGTCGATAACAAGTTGCAGTTTAGGTTTGTCAGGATTCTCAACCGACAAAGTTTGACCTTTTACATAGGTCTTGATGGTGATCTCAGGGGTAGTACGGATGTTAACCGTGTCGCCCATGTTACGAATTTCACCTTCGTAATCAGTGTTGGAAATAGCAGCCAACACAGTTGCGTCGTAGAAATTCTCGATTAATTTACCTGACCAAATCTCAGGAATGAAGTTACCCGAATAGTTCGGGCGGCCTGTGGAAACGGGAAATCCCATGATAAAACTCCTCTAATCAAGCGTTAACAGTTATGCGACCGTCTCGCTGTGCAGCGAAAATGTCGCGTTCAATGCGGTCACGCTCTGCTTCACGGCCACGATATTTACCAGACCTAACATCATTAAAGAAACCTTTAATGTCATCAGGGCTGTATGTCTTGGCATTGTTGTTCGCAGGTGTTCCGGTGTTCTTTGAACGACCCGGTGCAACCTGACGCTCCAACTCTGAAGCAGTCGCTGTCCGACGAGTGTTTTGAGCAACATTGGCTTTGCCAGTCAACTCATTCCAAGTTTGGAAGAAACTAGCAACCCGGCGTACATCAAGGATACGTTGAGCATCCTCAAGGTAAGTCTGACGGCTAATTCCAGTTAGCGGGTCAATCTCCAACAACCATGATTGAAATGCATGGTCATCGTTAATTTCGCGCCAATTGGGGGCCGCACTTGACAGGTCAGACCAGAACTGTTGCTCTGCTGTCATTGCTTGTCGGTGCGCCACTGCCTGTACCTGAGGTACGACACTGGTTTGCAACGAGCGAATGATTTGATCTAATTGAGCAATCTTCTGAGCAACCGGATAGAGTTCCTCGCGAGTCACACGACGCATAACGTCAATAGACTCACCATACTCTTGGACATCATTCTCAGTTACCAAAGGTTGAACTTGAGTTTGCTGTGCCGGTTGAGAGGATTGCTGCGAAAGAGACGCAAGCAATTGTTCCATCTGTTGTACGCGACCATTTAGTTCACGATTCTGCGAGTGCAGACGCGGAACTTCGGCGTTGTACATACCTTGTAAAGTACGCCATTTCTGAGCATAAGTCTCAGAATTGGGGTCATCTTCTTGGCCTGTACCACTGGGGGTTTGCTCATTCCCCTGCGGTTGAGCAGCGTTATTCGGTACAGCGCTCTCGTCGGCTGGTGCGGGTTGTGCGGTGTTCTCAGAAGGCGAAGTGTTGCCATCGGCAGGAGGGGTCGCCTCATTGCCATTGTTTTCATCGCCATTGAGTTGCTTGTACAACTCCTGTACGGCCTCGGTCTGTTTACGAATTTGCTCTGGTAGTGCCATGATAAAACGCTCCTATCGGTGTGCGTGGATTAGACGGCGAGTCATATCAGTTAGGACTTTGCCGCTAGTTCAGGGGCTTCTTTGGCAAACTTGTATAGTTCACCCAAAACCTGACACCGCCCTTGTAAGAGTGCCGGGTTGTTAATAGCGCTAGGCAGTTGCTCTAACTCGTGATAGCGCCATGTTCTAAGCCAGTCCAGAATTTCTGGATACTGGCGCATGGCAATGCCAAGAGCCTTTACGACTTTAGGATCGGGCTTAATCATGCAGCCCTCCCCCCAGCACCGGACACTAGATTACCTTCTTGTCCACCTTTGGGAGAACCGTCTGGTTGAGTCGGTGTAGGCGCAGGTTGTTGCTGCGACTGTGCCGCTCTCATTGCCAGAGCATTTTTCTCTTTAGATGGGATAAGTTCATCCAGTGGCATTTGCAAACCTTTAGCCACTTCGCGAAGAATCGCGGCGCGGCCATCCTTACCAAGGATCTCCATATCGATCTGATTGGCGGTTGCATTAAGAAATTCAATACGGCGGACGTTGACGGTTTCTTTGACCGCAAGGTTAACTGCACCTTTGGCGATAACCTCAACGTCGCCTTTAATAGACTCATCCTCGTCATAGCGCATGTTGTAAACGAACTGGCGTTGGACAATGGGTTTAATCACATCATTGTCGATGTGCATGACTACTTGTCGGATTCCCTTGCCAGCCGCTCCCATGAGCATTGACAAACCAGAGGATGTACGCCCAGCACCCTGAACATTCAAGTCTCCATACAGATATGCAGGAACACCTGAGTGGTCATCAGCCAAGCGTGAAAACTTCTCGTACACACCCATGAGGGTCTGTGCGTTATCTTCGGGCTGCGTAAAGCGTACGGCTGGTGCGCTCGATCCTACTGGATCGTTCATCACCTGCCAAATCTTCCAAGGATACATCTGTGTGATGTCCTCGTTGGGAGGAATACGCTCTAAGTTTACTTCGACTTGCGGGCCACTAGAGATGCCCATATTGTTGACAAGCGCTCGCGCAGCCGCGTTACATACGTTTTGAAGGTCTTCAATGATTTCAGGGATTCCTTTACCCCAGAAAGCACCCGGACACTTAATGAATGAAGTTTTTGCATAAGGCTTTTCTCCTAACGGATCATAGTTAAGTACAGCCTTGATAACATAATTGCCAACCATCCAGACGTTTGCATCGTATTCTTGGGCTGGATCAGGGACTTCATCCTCTGACATACCCCAGTCGAGCAGCATCTGTCCGCTAACTTTGCCCCAGAACTCTAGTGCATCAAACACTTCTGTTGGGCGCATGTATGAGTAGAACTTCCGTTCTTCCTCATTCTTAATCAGTTCAACATCTTCACTGATCCATGATTGACCATTACCAATCTCAAGGACTTTACGAATAGCATCTTCGTCATACCCCGGCACACCGATCAGGTCAGACAAATCCATTCGGGTCAGTGGGTGATGTTCAAAGATGTAACCTTCGTTAATGTTTGTAATCCCCGGCTCAGGATAAATACGGAACGGATCGACGCGCTCGTACTCCGGCGCAATGCGCTCAGAGGACTTAACCACGGTACGACCGGATTCGTCTTGTTCCCAACCAAGGTATCTCTGACGACGGACAATCGGCCCTTTAACAAAGGCACATGGGAAAGTCACGAGGTCAGTGATGAAATCGTTAAACGCATTTGCCCAGCCACCTTGTGTAAACTGATCGCTAATCCGCAACTTCATACGGTCTACACGATTCTGGGCTTCTTGCAAAATCTTGAAGCGATAATCTTGGGAAATAATCTCTTTGAGTTCTCCCATTACTTCTTGCGATGGTGCTTCTCCACTACGCTGAATCATCTCCAACACTTTGTTGGCAAAGATGTCTTGAATCTCTTTAGTTGCCTTAGGGCTAAGATCAGGGATAGGAGTAGCGCTCAAATCCCAAGGGGGTGTCCCTGTGTCAAGTAGAATGTCTCTGAGCCAAGACTCCGCTGCGCGGCACTTGACTTCAGTAATCATCATAAAAATTTCTGAGCCGCCTTGTTTACGAATACCTGCCATCTTATCGGCTTCGTATTCGCCATTACGCTGACGCATAGCCATCAACATCTTATTCTCAATAGGCTTCTTGGCTTGCTGGGCTACATCCCAACAGGCACGCAGATACTCCGCCATACCAAGGATAAAGGGTTGGGCTTGACGATCCTCTAAGGCACGATCAGCCAACATCTTCTCCTGACGATTTAACTCGTCATTGGACACTACACGAAGAAGGGTTAGTCCACCGGCCATTAGTCAGCCTCTGGGCGTTTGTTGCCCTTCATCTCATGCACTTCCATGATCTGTTTGATATTCATAGCGGGCATCTTAAACTCCATCTCGTAGAGTTCCATTGGTGCTGGTTTGCCAGCCAAGCCAGAAGTATCCATCTTGGGGTTGTCTGACAGAATCGTGAACTGTTTGCCTGACTTCATAGCGTTCCTCCGGTTGCCGCACTACTACATATTGTAGTGTGGTTATAGCAGCAAGTATACATGCTGTCAAAGAAAAAAGAACCCCCTACGTTTCCGCAGGGGGCAAGAGGCGTGAAGGAGAACGCCAAGGAGGTGAAACTGCATCCTACTATATCACACATTCTAAGTCCAGCCGACTGCCGAAATGGGCTTGATTTCCCGGCGTTCGTGTAAATGACCCCCCTCGCCAATACTAGCGATATGGAGCATGAGGTATTGTAGCGCCTCAGCCACATGGGAGTGTTTATTTTTCTCAATGTCGCCGTCGCCTTTGGGTTTATACCTATATCCACCCATCATGGCAGCCTTGAGTTGAGTGCAACTGGGGTCTACTAGGAAGGCCGGATCACCGTCTACTTGACGCATCAAGTAGTCATCGACCGAGTTAATCCGTGCCGAGATGCTGTTAGTCCTAGCGGGCATGACCCTTAGCCCCTCCGCCTTAATGATGTCAACCGCCGATCTCTCATCTGTCTGCGCCCGCTGGATACCCGCAGGGTCAGTAACCACCAGTATAGGTGCGCCTCCAAACCGCTCGTATAGCAATGGCTTAAGCATTGTCCTGACAAAACGCTGTACTCCCATATCAAACGATACACACTCGCCAAGTATCAGCGCCCGACCACGGGGGTCTTGTTGTCCGATAACAGCCGCTGGGGTAAGCCCCAAGTCCATCCCGATAACAATGGGTCGAACCCCATTGTTGATATAGCGAAGTCTCTCGCGAGCCATATGGTAGTCCGGCCTGAAATACTTATACACCGGCATACCAGCCGAGGACAGCCCGTACTCTCCATCGATGTAAACCCTAATATATTCTTCGCTTCGACCTTGGGTGTCGTAGTAACCTTCGGGGAGGTTCTCGATGTTCTCGGCGTACGCCGAGCGCCCGCTTGGCTGTTTGAATACCGCCCAACCATTATCGTTCGGAGATACGCCATCTTTAGGATCCAGCCCTTCCATCTGGTAATACCACCAAGTGTCCATTGTAGGTGGGTTAGTATCCCCCCACATCCCATGCCATGTCGGCCCCCCGTCCTTTGCCGACGGGAAACGCCCAATACGCTTAGACATCGCATCCATAATGTCAGGGTGAATGTCCCGACACTCGTTAAACCACGCAAATGTCAACTCCAACGAGTTCAAGTTAGCCACATCGTCAGCGTCATCTAGCGCTCGGAACATAATCTCGCACTCAACCTCGCCTACTTTGAAGAAATAGGTCTTGGTTGTACGCATATACTCCCCACAGACCCCCGGCGGGAACCAATCAAGGAAGGTTTTGATCGTAGTATCCTGCAACTGCCGTGCGGTTTCCCGCACAATAGCCGCCCGCGTCTTGCGGATGCCCTGTGCATTGGGGGTTTGTAGGGATGCCCGCCTTACAATCTCGAACGAACAGGTCACGGACTTGCCAGAACCTACCGGCCCCATCAAAACGCGCATTTTTGCGTCCGACTCCATGAACTTCGCCCCAGTTGGCGGGGGTGTGTAGTTAATATCGAGCGCCATTAGTGGGTTTCCCCTACCACCATGACCACAAACTCACGGCCACGCTTCTTATGCTTGCTGATTTTGGTCTTAAACGAGGCTCCCGCCTCCTTTAACGCCAGTGTAAAGTTGTTGTACTCACTTGAAGTGGTAAAAATTGCTGCCTTGAACCCGTCGTAGGTGGAATTAAGCCTGTTCGCTATGCTCAATGGTAGTGACATCCGTCGCCTCTTGTTCAATTACCTGTGCTTCATGGGTCTGACCACCCAAATTGATCGTGATTTTCACGCCTCCCCCTGCACCATCAGATACTTCTGTGTTCTTTGGCTCTAGTCCAGCCCACTTAACTGTCGATTTTATGAGGTCGGCCTTCACCGCAGGGCTAACTGCGGGGTCATGTATCAATAAGTAGGAGGTTGTTAGGAGTTCTTCGGCTTGGGCGCGGGCTTTGAGTTTGAATGTCAGCCCCTTTTCCTGCACTTCAGTCTGGTAATGCTCCACCTTTTTGAGAAAGATAGGGTCTTTGTTGTAGGCAAGCAGGTCTACCGCCGCAATCTTGTGCCGCGTAATTACTTCTTGCAGAGATTCTCCGCTACCTTCGAGCATCAACGCCACATCGAAGGCCAGTCTGTCTGACCACTTCGTGTGATAAAGGGGTAGGTTATCCATAGTCGGAATATAACACAGCAACTTACTTAGGTGTCAATAGGGGGACTCTAGATAGTTTGGAAGTTCCGTAACTTTACACTTGGGTTTTTTGGGTCTTGGTTTAAGAGGTTGCCTACAATAAGGGGGGCGTGTCCAAAGCGCAGTCCATGTCCCCCCCCCTCTCGCTCACTCACTCGCTCGCGCACCGCGCACCGCGCCCGCCCGCAAACCCTTGATGTGGCTTGATACTTGACAATTCTGTCAAGTCTGTTAGTCTGAAATTGTCGATGCAAATGCAGCGACTCAGATGAAAATCTGATTGTTCATTAACAACTTAGGAGAACCAAATGATTAAATCTAATTTAATCGCACGTCCGACCCACGTACGGGTTATCGTAGCCCCCAAAGCGGGATACCTCAAACTTGAGGGATGCAACGCCGATGCTTCAGGTACGGTGTTCCCAGTCGATCAGTCCAAGGAAGTTTACGCTTTCATGGTCAAGAAAGGCAAGGAACTCAAGAAAGAAGTCAAGGTTTGGATCCAGTCCGCTGGTGCAAAAACACCAGAGATCAAGTTTAACAAATACGACGGCCATCCTTACATGGCTCTAGTAGGCGACGATAAACCGAGCAAGACTGCGAAAGTAGTCCTGTAAGGTAGTAGTAAAGACCCCGGCCGGGAAACCGGTCGGGTTCCCCTAACCGATCCTCTGGAGAAAACGATGAAAGAGATCAAACGCAAGACCTTCGTGGTCAAGTACAAGTACGGTTCACAATGGTACGAGTTCCATACCACAACCAAAAACAAGGCCTTTGACTTTGTATTACGAAAGCAAAGTGACCCTCGGATGGGCGTGGCAGTAATCAAGACCAAGTAAACCAAGGGAGACCGGGCGAAAGCCCGGCTCCCGTAACCGGAGAAAAGACCATGAATGAAAACTTCAAGATATTCCTGATAGCCCTAGCAGTCTGGCCTGTGCTGTACCTACTGATGGTGCTAGTTCTATCCCTGTAACCAACGCCCGGCGAAAGCCGGGTTTTTTTCTGCCTTGTTTTTTATAAATAAAAACCCATACGTCGGGGGCTTATAGGTCATCTGACCTTACATCATGCCTCATAATGGGGTGTGAATGGAACTATCTACACTATCTAAACTATACATCGGCCATATGACAGGATTTAGATAGCGTAACTTGACAATGAAAATGTATAGTTTGCAGGAATACCAAGGGATTCCAGAGGTATATGTATAGTTTATCTATCTAACTATCTATATTATCTATCATTTTATGCTACTGTTTGATTCCACATTTGGAAATGTACTTTACATGTAAAGTGCGGTATGATAATACATAAAATTGTAGTGCCTTATTATGCCGAAAAACATAGATAGTTTAGATAGTTGCATTATTCCCCAATCAAATCAATGGCTTACGCTATCCGTAAAGTTAGATAATGCATATATACTTTACATCTGACAGTAGATAGTTGTACCTACTGTTGCACCATCAACCTTACAGTCTTACTTTGAAGTGGCGGGACTTGACAATCGGCTCGGCTTCGGCGAGTCTGGGAGTGTCCCCAACGGGATCAGCGTTATGGCATAACAGCCATAACATTACATTAACTTTCATGGAGATTATGAAATGAAAAAACTCAAACCAACCCACATCAATGTCATCTTACGCCCTAAAGCAGGTGATATAGCAATTGAGGGTACATACAACGCTGATGGTACGCCATCATCTGACGGTAAGTTTAGCGTTGATGATGCTAAGGGCATCTATGCTTACATGGTGAAGAAGGGTAAGGAACTTGGTAAGGCTTTACATACTTGGTCACCCAAGGATAATGCCGGTAAGAACCCTGTTGTAAAGTTCAACAAGTATGACAATGCACCATACATTGCATTGGTCAACAACACCGAAGCATCACGCCAACCTTCAGCAGTCAAGGTTGTTCTTTAACCCCGATGGGAGGATTGTATAAAACACCATACAACCCTCCCTTTTCCTTTTGTCATGGAGATATGAAATGACCCAACTATACACACATACAGTACATATAGATACCAACATGGATCTAGTTGATGAGATGCATTGGGAGGATGTTGCATCTGAACGGGAGTTGTTTGTTTCATTGGAGTCTGAAGGGTTGGAGGAATCGTCAAGCCAACCCATCTTTGGCGGCATCAACCCAATGTCAAACGGCATCTATGCTTACACATCATGGTTCTACGATGGTGATGATTCAGCATTTAGCCCAATCTAATGGAGTGCATATGAAGCAGATAGCCAATGCTGATGCAAGACTTTACATACAACGCCGTGAACCCTTCAAAGGTAGCAACCTATGGGGGGAAAAGCGTATGACTCAAGGTGTATTAAGCACACATGACTATGTGGACTGGGAGGACTCATCAGAGTTGTATGTGGTTTGTTCCTATGGGGTTCACTACCCTATGTGGGTCTATGACTTTTTTACGGGTCAATGGTTCGGCAACCATGACAAATACAGTCGCACTACATCCAAGCATAAGTCACAAACCCAACCATGTGAGGGTACAAGGATTCGATGGTATGACACTCAGACGATGGTGGACTTGATGGTGTATGGGTATCGGGGATTGGCATCACGAAGGATTCTATACGGAGGTAAAGTAGCATGAGACCAAGATGTAAAGTTTGTAATGAGTTGTTTCCTACGGCACGCAAGAAGTTGGGCTATGACAATTGCACCAAGCATGGCAATGCCAAGCGTAACTTTACAGTAGCAATACCATATTCAAAGGGTGCATATCAGTTGATATACAACCCTGACGATATGTTTATGACCAACCCTAAACATATACGGGGGAAATGATGAGCGATACCAATTGGAATGATGGCGTTGCCAACCATATAAGTTCAGCATTGATGGACATGTATGACATACGCAAGGCTCTGTCAAGTAAGGTTAAGAGTCAACCCAAGGACAATGATGGTACGGAAACTACCATCGGGGACTGTATTGATTCGGTCATTGAAGCATTGGAGTACATGGACTTCAGGAAATGGAAAGAGGTCAAGTGATGCCCATGCCTTTACATGAAGCGGCTCAGAACACGGCATGGTTCGTCATTATCGTGGTGGTGGGCATAGCCCTTGTGCTATGGCATGACTGCCGTAAGGAAACTAAGGAAGATCAACGCAAGAAGGAGAAAAAGCATGACTAAATTAATGTGGTTTATTGCCATTGGTGCATTGTTGGGTGCTATTGGTGGGGTGATATTCGGATGAATAAAACTACAAAGACCATCATTGACTTTCTGATTGCAACCATATTCGGTGTACTCGTTGCCATTCTGTTCATGGAATGGTGGGTAGGGTGCGGTGAATCGTATGTCGATGCCAAGGGTATACGGCATATGAATGAGTGTTTGTTTCTTAAACTATGAGGAGTAATGCTATGAAGCGTCTGTTCATGTTACGGCATGGCAAAGGTGGAAGTGTAGTGCGAAGTAAGGAAGGGCAACCGATGTATTACGGGGATAAACCGAGTGCAAAGCAAGCCCGACAGGAGGGACAAGTTGTGTCCTATGGCGTTGACCATCGCAAATATAAAGGAGATTAATATGCGAGCCAGTTTACTTAAAGATACATTGAAGTCGTTGTTTCCCATTCAGAGGACTGTTGCCATTGAAGGCCCTCCCGGTGGTGGTAAGACAACCATTGTGCATGAAGTTGCACAGGAACTTGATGTGCCATGTGTCGAAGTACATATGCCGACCATGTTGGTAGAGGACTTTGGCATCCCGATGCTTGAAGGGGAGTGCATGCAGTACAAGTTGCCCCATTGGTTTCCGATCAAGGGTAAAGCCCCTGAGCGTGGCATCTTGTTGTTCGATGATCGCAACCAAGCAAGTAATGATCTTCAGAAGGTGCTTGCCAACATATGTCAAGCCCGAACATTACATGGCGTACCAATGCCTGATGGGTGGCAAGTTGTATCAACGGGCAATCGTCAGTCCGACAGAGCAGGTGCAAACAAGGTGTTGAGCCATTTGCGTAATCGTGAGACTGCCATTGAGTATGAGACACACCTTGATGACTTCACTACATGGTGCATTGACCACAAGGTTAAGCCCGAAGTGATTTCATTTACTCGGTTCAAGACGGGTTTGTTGCATGACTTTGACCCACAACGGGATCAGAATCCTAGCCCAAGAGCATGGGTTGAGGGTGTATCTGATGTGCTTGGTACTGTCCCTGCTGAAGCAGAGTATGAGTGCTTTAAGGGTGCAGTAGGTGAGGGTGCGGCGGCAGAGTTCGTTGGGTATCTCCGCATTTTCCGTACTCTACCTAACCCTGATGCCATCTTGCTAAATCCTGCAACGGCAGATGTACCCAAAGATCCTGCTACGAAGTATGCATTGGCAGGTGCATTGGCTGATCGTGCAACAGAAGCAAACTTTGAACGAGTATGTACCTATGCAGAGCGTATGGATGGTGACTTCTCAGTACTGACTGTCTCATATGCTTGCCGTAAGAAACCTGAGTTGACCAACACTCAAGCGTTTACGAAGTGGTCTGTAAACCACTCAGATGTATTGTTTTAACTAGCAGTCATGGGGTATAGACACAGCCCTTTGTGGTACTACCGCTTGGACATCACCATCGTTTTGTCTTGCAACCTGTACCACTCGGCAGTCTGTACCCCACCCATAACACAACATAAGGAGTGAAGATGAACCTATCTGACCGCGCATTACTTGTGCAGTTGACCATATCCCAATGGACTGCACGGAAGTATGACAAGAAAGCAACGCAAGAAGTTGCTACGACTTTCAATACATCGAAAGATGCAGGGCGTTACAACAAGTCATTGCTACCTATGAATGACTACCTTGATCGGGTGCATAAGAAAACTACATTCATCCGTGAGAAGTTCTACAAGAACACTCTACCTTGGGGTATGGAAGGCACGATGATGTTGCCCACTACCAATTACCTTGCGTTTATGAATGAGTTCCGTAAGGAAAAGAACGAGTGGTTGACCCTTGTCAATGACTTCAAGTCCAATTACTTGCAGTTGAAAGATGATGCAAAGCGAGTGCTTGGGCAGTTGTATGCCGATGCTGACTATCCTACGGAGAGTGAAGTAGGCAACAAGTTCAAGATCGACATGGCAGTATTTCCTGTGCCATCGACAGACTTTAGATGTCAGATTGCCAGCGATGAATTGTCACGCATCCAACAAGATGTTGAGGCAAGAGTTGCTGATGCTCAGGCTACTGCGATGAAGGAAGTATGGACTCGGTTGTATGACAGAGTGAAACATATGGCAGAGAAACTTGCTGACCCTAAGTCTATCTTCAGAGATACCTTGGTGGAGAATCTGCAAGAGCAATGCGCCATGCTAACTCGTCTTAACTTTATGGATGATCCAAACCTTGAAGCCTTACGGCAACAAGTTGAGGGGACACTTGCATCACATCATCCTGATGCATTACGAAACGATCCTGACCTACGCCGTGATACTGCGGCTGAAGCGAAGGCAATCATGGACAAGATGTCCGTATTTATGGGAGGTCAATAATGACAACACTAGCACCTAGTTCCGTTGTGAACAATACGAAGTACACGGATATGACTCCGCTGACTGATGCTCAGAAGGCGGTGCAACATAAGCGCATCATCAAGGCTCGTACTGCCTTGGTGTTGGAGCATCCGTTCTTTGGCAACATTGCATTGAACCTACCATTCTTTTTCGATGACAAGATTCCTACTGCCGCAACCAATGGCAAGCGTATCAAGTACAACCCACGCTTTGTGGAGTCATTGTGTGAGGAAGAAGTTAAGTTCCTTGTTGCCCATGAGTGTGGTCATCCTATGCTTGAGCATAACTTCCGTCGTGGTGAGCGTAGTCCACGCCGTTGGAATCAAGCAGGTGACTATGTGATTAACCAACTATTGACCAATGAAGGTATTGGCAAGATGCCCCAAGGCGGTCTACTCAACGATGCCCTGTACCAAGCAGGTAATGGTGTAACTGATGCAATCTACAACTTGTTGCCCGAAGATCAAGGTGGCGATGAGGGTGGTGATCCATTGGATGATTGCGAAGATGGTGATGGCAACCCTGCTGACCAAGCACAACAGTCTGCCGAATGGAAAGTCAAGGTAGCACAAGCGGCACAAGCCGCAAAGATGATGGGCAAAATGTCTGCTGAACTAGAGCGATTCGTGGGTAATGTGCTGAACCCCAAGGTCGATTGGCGTGATGTGATGCAACGCTTTCTTGTCAAGTGCAAGTCCGATGATCGCTCATTTGCTAGACCTAATCGTAGATTCTTGTCGCAAGGATTGTATCTACCAACATCGTCAGGTGAGACATTGGGCGAAGTACTGTTTGCCGTTGACTGCTCAGGCTCCATTGGTCAGGCAGAGATAGATCAATTTGCGGCAGAGGTACGCATGGTCAAAGAAGATCTTGTACCAACAAAGATTCATGTGGTGTACTTTGATAGCGAGGTATCACACTACGAATCATACGAACCCAATGATTCATTGAACATTCGACCACATGGCGGTGGCGGTACTGACTTTGCCCCTGTGTTTAAGTACATGGTAGATCACGGCATTGAACCTGTGGCATGTGTGTTCTTGACTGACCTATGTTGTGATTCATTCGGTGAACAACCATCATGCCCTGTGTTGTGGGTATCTACTCAGGCAGACCAAGCACCATTCGGTGAAGTGGTGATGATGTAATGGACTTCACCATTGGCGAGATCATTGTGGGTGCGGTGTACTTTGCTATGGCAGGGTACATCATGTACCTACAACATGTTGTGCAAAGAGTGTCGAGCAAGACTGACTTCTTACAGTTGGTCTTGGTCGATGTGTGCGATGGCAAAGTTGATATACGGAGGACTCGTAATGGATTTGCAATCAGTAAGCGTGAACGGATATAAGTGTTTCTATAAAAACAAAACGGCAGAGGTTAAGGCTGAGACTTCCTATTCCGCTCAACAGAAAGCGGCAGAAATCTTTAAGGCAAAGAGAGCCTATGAAGTGACTGTCGTTCTATGTGAGAAGAATGGTGAGCAAGTTATTCATAAACCTACATTCTAGGGAGGACATAATGGTAATTCAAAGCCCGTTTTATAAGCAGTTGAAGAAGGAGATACGGGTGACTGTGGCAGAAGAAGCAATAACAACCATCAATAACTTGGTGCGTGTGGTGCATGACCTGTACCCCGACCCTGAGTTCGTATCGCAGTATGGTGTAGATGAGGTACTTAACCAAGCCCAAGTGACACTTGGCAAACTTAAAGGAGAATGACATGGCAACAGTACGATTCAGCAAGGAGTTCAAGGACTCCATCATTAAGAAAGCAAGAGAAGTATTCAAGTCCCGTGAGAAATCGGTAGATGATGCATTGCCAAACAAGTGGGGCGATAAGTTATACGACGCTATCTTTGCAAGCCATATCCCTACGCTCAACAATGTACCCGTTGAGTTCCTCAACATGCAAGGCGAGTTGCGTTTTGGTGGGATGGTTGCAGACAATCTGCAATCAGTATCATTCTCTATGCCGTTGACTATGAAGCGACCATTCCCCGTAGATAGCGACAAACTACCTGCTGATCTTCAGACTAAGGTTAAGAAGTCAGGGGGATACTACAACAACGAGTACAAACTGCTTGATGTACCTGAGTTCGCAGACTTCAAGGCTGAGTTAGTTGCATGGGTACAGGCTAAGACAGACCTTAGAAACAAAGAGCGTGAGTTCATTAATGCAGTTGAGAAAGTAATTAACTCACATGCAACCCTCGCCCCTGCTCTCAAGATGTGGCCTCCATTATGGGAATTTGTGGAGGAAAGTTATCGTGACCGCCATCGTGAGGTGGTGGACAGGGTTAAACCATCTGAGAAATTACAGTCATTGGAGGAAGAAGGCATCAATCTTTCTGCTCTAACTGCAACCGTTGTCGCCCACAAACTAACCAAGTAAGGACTAACATGACACAACCTACCGCACATTGGTGGAATAACTGCCCCTTGCGTACCTATGCTGATGCGTTTGCCCACTTCAGTACCGCCAAGAGTAAACCTAATGGTAAACCCTTACGCCAATGGGCGAGGGTGTATATCAACGGCAGTACCCTTGAGTTCTATTATGGTGATAATAAGGGTGTAAAGTTTGGCGAGTGGACACCTGACAACATCTTTACATTTACTTCCTCGCCTCACGAATTGCGTAATACATGCGCCGTTACATTTGCGTCAAGTTTGTATCGTGCCGTGCCATTCATGTGGCAACGGGTGGGTACGGGTAGGTATCGCATCCAACATACTTCAAAGATTCCATACAAAGAATATCGTACAACAAACTATACAGATGAGCGTATGGACTGGGGTTACATGAGGACTAAAGCCCTAAACTACGAGAAAGGATTACGCTTCAACATGTTGACAGGTGAGTGCATTGATGCCCCACCAGAGTACTCTGAACTCGTCAATGATTCTGCCCGCAAGGAATGGCTACGAGGACTACGCAAATTCAAGTACGCTATGAAAGTCAGAGGGCGTATCGGTGCGTTTGACCCCATCATTCAGTCTATCAAGTCAGACTCCAATGCTATGGCAAACCGAGGTGTGCCTGATTGGTCGGATAAGATATGGCTCTATGCTCTTTCTGATGCCATCAAAACAGGTGATATTAGCCTAGAGATTATGCGTGGGTTTGCTTCCCATGCTTTGTTTGATCGTTACTATTATCATCGTGGTTCGATCTCGACTGCAAATATCTTGGAAGTTGTAGATGCAGTATGTAAGACATATAGTTTTGATTTGCGTAAACAGTTCGGAGTGTTCAATGCGGTGTCCCCAATGCAAGAAACGAATGAAGTGTCTCGACACGAGGTGGCAGGAGACAGAGAGAATAACCCTACGCCGATGGAAGTGTGAGTGCGGAGTTCGGGGTAAGACCAAAGAAGCATGGCTCTCTACCCCGACCAAAGTACAACCACGGAAAGCAAAGCCGAAGAAGCAAACCATGAATCAACAAGTTGACCATTTGATGAAGGCTTTTTACGGGGGGCGTGTGTCGAAGAAAGAGAAACAAGTTGTGGTGAAACACACGCCTATCAAATCTATGTTTGAGGATACTGAAGAAAACTTTGGCGATGATATAAAAGACTTAGGGTTAGACATACCTAGAAACTTTGACTAAAGGAGTTTAATATGAATGACATTGAGAGAATGGTGAAAGACTACACAAGAGTAGTTGGCAAGATACAAGATGCCATCTCTCAAGAAAAAGTTGATGACATTATTCCCGCACTTTCTTCTGTACTTGCAGAGGTTGGTGCGTTTTCTGAAATTGAAAAGAAACAGTTGGTGTATTTTGTAGTAGGTGCGATTGATAGGATATACAGAAACCACGAAGGAGGTTCATGTGAGCATCAAGGAAAACCTAATTAGTCTTTCAAATTCGTACAATAGCCCTGCTCTCCGAGAAGCGGCGGCGTATATAGAGGTGTTGGAGAGTGAAGTAAAGATTCAACAAGAGCGTATCAAGTTGTTAGAGCGTGAAGTAGCCTACGCTGAAAACGGCTACAACCAAAAGTACAAAAGCATTGAGGTGAAAGATGAGAAAGAAAACCAGTAAAGCAGAAAAGATTCGCCAGTTCTTAAAGGCTAACCCTACCGCTACACCAAAAGAGATTGCCACGAAGTTCAAGGTCAATGTCACGATGGTGTATGCGCTACGCAAGAAAGCCTTGATCCCTATGGCTCACGCTGTGAGCCACCCCTCGTCAGCCAACCAACAACAAGTTGGTGGATCTCACTACAAAGCAATGCCGATCCAACCTTGGGAAGCCATGCAAGCATGGATGAAACCCGATGAGTTCAATGGATTCTTAAAGGGCAACGCAATCAAATATCTTGCTAGGTGTAATGCAAAGGGGGGCCTCGAAGATGTGAAGAAAGCCCATCACTACATCGCCAAACTAATTGAGGTGAGCAAATGATGGAGATTCTATGGGAGATATTCAAGTGGACTATGTTCCTACTTGGTTGCGTGACTGCGCTAGGTGCGTTAGCCACACTCGTATTCATATGGTTGCAAGATAGGTAAGCATGGAAATAATCACGATTGACTTTGAAACATACTATGACAAAGAGTATTCGCTTTCAAAGATGACTACCGAAGCCTACATTCGTGACCCTCGCTTTGAGGTGATCGGTGTAGGTGTTAAGGTAAACAAAGAGCCTACCATTTGGTATAGCGGTACGAATGTCAAAGGATTCCTGACAGGGTTAGACTACTCTGATAAGGCAATCCTTTGCCATCATACTGCCTTTGATGGGGCAATCCTATCATGGCACTTTGGCATCAAGCCAAAGTTGTGGCTCGACACACTCAGCATGGCACGACCATTCCACAACATGACGGTAGGTGGTAGTCTCAAGGCACTCGCTACACACTACGAGATCGGCGCAAAAGGCGACGAAGTTATCAATGCGTTAGGCAAACGCAGGGGGGACTTTGCGCCTGATGAACTTGCACGCTACGCAGAGTACTGTAAGAACGATGTGGACTTGACTTATCAGTTGTTCAAAAAGATAGGCAAAGATTTTCCAATCTCCGAACTCATGGTCATCGATCAAACCATTCGCATGTACACCGAACCTGTGATCGAGTTGGATGTGCCAACCTTAGAGCAACATCTTGACAGTGTGTTGCAACGCAAAAAAGATTTACTCAACGACATGGGCTTGGGCGATGGCATTTCTGACGAGACACTAACTAAAGCGTTGATGAGCAACAACATCTTTGCCAAGTTCCTTTCCAACCTTGGGGTCGAACCCCCTACAAAAACAAGTCTACGCACAGGCAAGGAAGCCTTTGCCTTTTCTAAAACCGACAAAGCGTTTACCGACTTACTAGAACATCCTGATGAAAGGGTGCAGTCTGCGGTGGCAGCAAGGCTCGGAATCAAATCCACTATTGAAGAAACCCGAACCAAAGCACTAATAGAAGTAGCCAGTCGTGGTCGCTTGCCGATCATGCTCAACTACTATGGCGCACACACAGGCAGATTCTCAGGGGGCGATAAACTAAACCTACAAAATCTACCTGCTCGTGGCAATAACTCTATACGACGCGCACTCAAAGCCCCACCAAACCACAAGTTAATTGCATGTGATAGTTCACAGATCGAAGCCCGCATGGTCGCCTATGTTGCAGGTCAGGAAGAATTAGTCCAAGCATTTGCTGAAGGGCGAGATGTGTACTCGGAGTTTGCGACCGAAGTCTATGGGCGAACAATCACCAAGCAAGATAAAGTAGAACGATTCGTGGGCAAGACCTGTATCTTGGGGCTTGGCTACGGCATGGGGGCTGAGAAGTTTCGGCGCACCCTAGAGATAGGGCAGGGCGGTATCTCCGTGCGGATTGACCTACACGAAGCAGATCGTATTGTGCGCTTGTATCGCCAAAAGAATTGGAAGATAGTTCAGTTGTGGCAGAAGTGTGGCAACGCACTTAACCATATAGTTACAGGGCAAAGCGGTCAGATCGTTGATTGGATTCCATACGATAGCGAGGGAATCATACTGCCTAACAAGATGCGTATACGATACCCTGCTTTGCGTACAGATGGCAGTCAGTTCCTTTATATCGCAGATGCAAGAGAGTATCGCAAGGCGGTACAGAACCGTGTGATAACAGGCGAGATCAAGGAAGTTAACTGGACAAAAATCTATGGCGGTAAAGTCACAGAGAATTTGATTCAAGCCTTGGCTCGTATCGTTATTGCAGAACAGATGACGAAGATCGGGCAACACTATCATGTGGCTTTCCAAGTACACGATGAGATTATCATCACGGCCCCGGTATCCGATGCGTCTAACGCAGAGCAACTTCTTGTACAAACAATGTCCACCCCTCCAGTCTGGGCGCAGGGGCTACCCGTAGCCTGTGAATCAGGCATGGCAGATACTTACGGCGACACTTGACACCCCCAAAAATGTGTGATAAATTTACCTTTCCAAATAAGTTAAGGGTGATGGAAGTCCCATCACTGACAATATGAAACTGAGTCATTCATACAGTTCAATTAAACTGTACGAGAATTGCCCCTACCGCTACTTCCGTCAGCGTGTTCTGAAGGATGTGGTGGATGAGGGGGGTGAAGCCAGTAAGCATGGCGAACGGATACATGCGTATCTTGAGCATCGGCTTAAATCCAACAACTTGTTGCCACAAGAAATTGCCCACTACGAATCTCTTTGCCAATCGGTAGAACGACTAGCCGAGGGGGGTGATTTGCATATCGAACATGAGATGGTGCTGACTGAGAACCTTACACCAACAGGTTGGTGGGAGGCAGATGCTTGGCTCAGATCTAAACTTGACATCCTTGTATTAAATGGTAGCCTAGCCAATGTGATGGATTGGAAAACAGGCAAACGAAACCTTGACCAATTCCAAATGCAACTGTTTGCGGCGCAGGTGTTTCAACACTTCCCTGATGTGCAGACTGTAAGGACTAGCCTAGTGTGGCTCAAGACAATGGAGATGGATACAGAGACCTATTACAGGGCGCAGACGAACGACCTGTGGGCGGATGTGATGAAGCGTATTCAGCGTATATACAAGTCGTTGGAGCATGACAACTGGCCTATGAAACCATCAGGGCTATGTCGCTTTTGTCCTGCCCGACACGACTGTGTTAGTGCTAGGGTTTAACCTTACTTGACAAGAGCGTAAAGTGAGTTACAATACTCCCGAAGGCAAGGTAAAGAAGAAGGTAGTGACCGTATTGAAGAAGCATGGTGTGTGGTATTTCTTCCCTGCTAACAATGGCTTTGGCAAGGCGGGGATACCTGACCTGATAGCGATTGTGAGGGGACAGTTTTTAGGGATTGAAGTCAAGGCAGACAAGACCAAGAAGCCGACGATGTTGCAAGTGAAGTGTGGTCAAGAGATTCAAAACGCAGGTGGTTGGTGGATGGTGGTGTATGACGAGCCAACCCTTGCGTTGATGGAACAAATAATAAAAGAAAAACTTTACAGGTGAAAAGATAATGCTAGTAGTTCAAGATGCCAAAGCGTTGGCATTAAAACTCAACAACCCGAACAGGGTACTTGAGACGATACCAACCGCCAAGCCGTTTGAGTATCAAGGCGTACCCCTTGTGGTTACACCCCATCGTCTTGATGAGGTACGGGTATTGCGTAACCTTGGTATTCAAGCACCATCCCCCATTCTGTATTACTACGACTGGCCCGGCCAGTACACCCCGTATGACCACCAAAAACAAACTGCTGCGTTCTTGACGCTCAACACTCGTGGGCTTGTATTGAATGAGATCGGTACAGGCAAAACCCAATCAGCATTATGGGCGGCTGACTATCTTATAAAGACAGGGCAGATTGAAAAGGTATTGATTCTTTCACCGCTATCTACGCTTGAACGGGTGTGGGGTGATGGTATCTTTACAGGCTTTCCACACCGCAAGTTCTTGGTGTTACATGGCACTGCCGCCAAACGCAAGCAGTTGCTCAGAGAAGAAGCAGACTTCTACATCATCAACCATGATGGCTTCCCGATCATATCTGACCAAGCATTAGGGATGTTCGACCTAGTGATCGTAGACGAAGCGGCAGTTCTGCGTAACCCATCGACACAACGATTCAAGATATTCCGTAAATGGGTAGACATGAATCCATCAATACGTTTGTGGTTGATGACTGGCACACCTACCCCGAATGATCCAACCGATGCATGGGCGTTGGCTAAATTAGTTAACAGTCCGTACTGTACAAAAACATATACTGCTTTCCGTGAGCAGGTGATGATGAAGATTGGGCAATGGAATTTTGTACCACGACCTGAGTCGGTGGACATTGTTAAGAACATACTGCAACCTGCGGTACGGTATACCCGTGATGAATGTTTTGACCTACCCGATACGGTAGTGCAGACACGGCAGGTGGATTTGACCCCGATACAGAAGAAGCATTACACCCAAATGCTCAAGCACTTTGTTTCGGAGGCAACCGAAGGAACTATTACTGCGGTCAATGAAGCAGTAAAGATTCAGAAACTTGTACAGATTTGTTGTGGCGTTGCTTACGGTGACGACGGGCAGAACATACAAGTTGATGCAACCCCAAGAGTTAACTTAGTTAAGGAGGTAATCGAAGAAGCAGGGGAGAAAGTAATTGTATTCGTACCGCTGACAGGTACTCTGCATATGTTGGAGCAAGAACTTGGTAAGCATTGGACAGTTGGTGTCGTGAATGGCGAAGTATCCGCACATAAACGAAATCAAATTTTCCATGACTTCCAACATTCTAAACACCCACATGTGTTGATTGCCCACCCCGGCACAATGGCGCATGGCTTGACGCTGACAACGGCATCAACGATTGTGTGGTACGGCCCGATCAATAGCAATGAACAATACACACAAGCAAATGGTCGGATAGAACGCATTGGTAAGAAGCATGTATCCAATGTGATTCACATTGAAGCAACCGATCTTGAGCATAAGATTTATCAAAGGCTCAGGAACAAACAGAAGTTGCAGGGTTTGTTATTGGATTTAATTCAACAAGAAACTGAGAGGTGATTATGAGTATAACTGTCGATGATGTTGTTGCGGCGTATCTCAAACTCCGCAATAAGAAGGAAGCCCTAGAAGCCGAGACGAAGGATCAAGTCAAGACTTTGAAGGAAAAGATGGAGCAGTTTGAAGCATGGATCAAGGAACAGGCTGACGCTCAAGGCGTTACCAGTTTCAAAACCAAGCATGGAACTGCGTTCTTAACCACGACGGACTATGCGAATGTCGGTGATTGGGATGCCGTACTTGGATTCATTCGTGAGAACGAAGCCTACGACATGCTTGAGAAACGCATTAGCAAAGTTGCAGTCCGTGGATATATAGATGCAACCAAAGCAGTACCCCCCGGCGTGAACTACGGCACGAAGTTGGAGGTGAATATCCGTAAGCCCGTAGCCCGTGTTGAAGACTAACCGCTCACTAAAGGAGAAAACCATGAGCAATCTTGTACCTGTAAATATCCAAGTCCCCGCACACTTGGCAAGCCGTATCGGCACACCATCATTACTTGCACAGTCAATGGCAGGTGGTCTTGGTAATGGTGGCGAATCCATCCCACGCATCAGTATTAAAGGCGGGCGTTTCCGTATTGTCGAGGGTGATACCGAGACTGTATTGGACACCACAACCATTGATGTAGTAATCGTTGGTGCAAATCCTCGTCTGTCAAAGACTTGGTATGCAAAGGCATGGACACCTGACTCTGAACCACAAGCACCCGACTGCTTCTCATTGGATGGTATCGGCCCTGATCCGTCAGCCACACAACCACAAAATGACCTGTGTGCGTCTTGCCCACAGAACGCTTGGGGTAGCAAAGTGACTCCACAAGGTCAGCAGATCAAAGCCTGTGCCGATCAGAAGCGTCTTGCCGTGGTGTCTGCTGATGACCCGACAGGCCCTACCTACTTGTTGCAGGTTACACCTGCCGCATTGAAAGGTCTGAACCAGTACCAAAAAGAACTTGCCATGCGTGGCATTGCCCCTGAGATTGTGCGTACCCGTATCTCGTTTGATACTGATGCGTCGTTCCCCAAACTGAAGTTCGGCTTTGGTGGATTCAATGAGGCTGATGTTCAGGCGGCAGTTGATCCTTTGTTTGGCTCAGCATCTGTCAAGGAAATTACTGGTGAGAATCCAAGGGCTGCTGTTGCAGTGCCGCAGATTGCCTCACCACAACAAGTTGCACCGAAACCCGCATTGAAGGCGGTAGAATCCACCCCCGCCCCTGCTCCTGTTGCGGAACAACCTGCTCCTTTGAAGCGTGGTTTTGGTGCATCCAAACCTGCTACTCCTGTAAAGGCGGCTACCCCTAAACCTGCCGTTGCACCTGCCGCAACCGCTACAAGTGCGGCGGCTTTAGCGGATAGCATTGCGGCTCTTGTCGGAGAGGTAAACTCTGATGATGCCTAAACAACCACTCGACTTTACAAAGGTCGAGGCGTTGCGGAAGCACATGTTGATGACAACAACTGACATGGCATCACTGCTTGGTACATCCCGCATGACTTACTACGGTTGGGTTCGTGGTAAGCCCCTACGGAAAAGCAGTGACGAATATGTTAGGCTGATGCTCAAACGGTTACTTGCAATAATGACCGATCACCAATGGCCTATGCCTGATGTGATTGCGATGGAGCAACCGCAGAGAAAACAACGACTCGACGAGTTATTAACGCAGTATCAATAGGGTGAGGCGGGGGAGCAATCCCCCGCTAAGAACAGGAGCATTATGAACACGCTTGATTTTCTAAAGCGGGTTCTGCCGTCTGAAGGAATATATGTCGCAGTTCTAATTAGAGGTAAGACGACTAAGCAGTTATTCTTTCAAACAGTTGAAGAACTTGCAAACGCAGTACAACAAGGTGATGCGAGAGAGATAGATGCGTACTACGCTATATCGTCTTTCAAAGAAGAAGGTAGTCGGAAGTTCAATAACGCCCACTTAACTCAAGTGGTTGCGATGGACATCGACTGCGGAGAAGGTAAGCAGTATACAAATTGGAAAGAAGGACTCAAAGCCTTTGGTGCATTTGCTACCAAAGTGAATACCCCTGCGCCGATGATCGTGTTGTCAGGCGGTGGGCTACATGTTTACTGGTGTTTGACCGAAGCACTCCGGCCGGAAGAATGGAAACCACTAGCCGAGGGGATAAAAGCCTTGGCTCTGAGCAATGGGCTTGCCATTGACCCAACAGTAACGGGCGATGTATCCCGAATCCTACGCCCCGTCGAGACACACAACTATAAAGATGGCACACCACGCCCAGTTAAGTTACTACTGGATGCCGTACCCGTTGACCCCGACCATCTGCGGTCACTCATTCCTGAGCATGTGTCAGTACCGTCAGTAAATCGACAAGCAACTAGCAGTAAGTTGCTACAAGATATGGCGGTGAAGTCTGACTTCCCGCTATCAAACGGCGAGGCTATCCTTAATAAGTGCCAACAGATTAAATGGATGTACGACAACAGGGCTGACAAGACCAAGGTCAACGAACCCATGTGGTATCGGATGATTGGCGTTGCCGCCTACTGCCATAACGCAGAAGAAGTAGCAATCAAGTGGAGCGAGGGACATCCTGACTTTGATCCACAAGCAACTATTGAGAAGATGGAGCATTGGAAAGAAGGCGCAACTGGCCCATCACTGTGCGAGAAGTTTGAGGAAGTAAACCCCGGCGGGTGCAAAGGATGTAAGTTCAAGGACAAGATTGGTAGCCCTGTACGCTTAGGTGTGCAGTTCCAAGAAGTCGAGATTAGCCAAGATGTACTTGACCCAACCGCCTATGAAATAGAACTACCCAAGCCATACAAACGAACAGACAAGGGAATCAAAGCCACCATAGACGACACCGATATTGATGTATCACCGTTTGATTTGTATCCAGTCGGATACGGCAAGGATGAATCCCTTGGCTATGAAGTAGTACGGTATCACTGGAAACGCCCACATGTAGGATGGCAACCATTGAACCTACGGCAAGCGTTCCTTACCGATGGAAGCCGAGAGTTTGCGAGTGCAATCGCAGACCAAGGCATTGTGTTAACTAGCAAGAAACAGACGGAGTACTTTCAACATATGTTGCGTTCATACATGGATAAACTGCGGCAACAACGCACCATGACCAACCTCTACTCCACGATGGGGTGGAAGAATAACTACACCGAATGGGTCATGGGTGACACAATACTGCGCCGCAACAAAGACGGTACGGTAACAGAGGAACAAATTATTCTGTCATCGGGATCCCAACGATTAGGCAACGATCTGTACGGAGCAGAGGGAACGCTTGAAGAATGGCGTGACTTCACGAAACTGCTTCCGCAGGGCAAGTTCATACCCATCCAATTCATCCTAGGGGTAAGCCTATCCTCCCCGTTCTATGACTTCACAGGACTAAAGAACACAGTTATATCCCTGTTTGGTGAGACAGGTAGTGGCAAGACCTTGGCTCAGTTATGGGGTCAGTCTGTATGGGGTGACCCAATCAAGTTGCACTTTGCCGCCAAGTACACACAGAACGCTTTGTTCTCCCGCTTCGGACTGTACTGCAACATGATGATGACCGTTGACGAAACCACAATGGTGGATGTTAAAGATGTGGGCGACCTAATCTACTGGTTCACGCAGGGTAGGGACAAGGCAAGGCTTAACCGTCATGCTGAAGAACGGGAGTCAAGAGAGTGGGCTGCACCTTCCGTGTTATCCACCAACAAGTCTATGAGTTCTAAACTTGCGGCATCTGGTTTGGAGTCAGCCGCACAAATGGCTCGACTGCTTGAGTTGGAGACCCACCCCCACCCCCTATTTACTAGCAACAGTTCTGCGGGTCGTGAGATTCACAAGTTTGTGACTAGCCATTACGGTACGGCAGGGCGTGAGTTTATGAAACGCCTACTGGAACTTGGCCCTGATTCGATTAAGGCTATGATCGATGAGTCGTTCGCCACCTTCTCCAAGAGATACAACTGTAAGTTTGCAGGTGATGAAAGGTTTTGGGAACAGGCTATTGTCTTGGCTGACCTAGCCTTGCGCCTTGCTTACGAGTGGGGACTGATCCTCTACAAGCCAAAGGATTGCATTGAGTGGGCGTTGATTCAGATTGGCGCAATCCGCAAGGTTGTGGCTGACCAAAAGGTAGATGGTTTAGATATGCTGACTGAGTTCTTGAACGAACATGCAAGCACCGCGTTGACTGTATGGCACACAGGTAACAACAAACCTACACCTGATTTGTCACGCATCCCAAGGAGCGACTTGCGTATCCGCTTTGACTTGTTCCGTAAAGACTCGGCTTCGCCATGTGACCACGGGTCAGTAACCTTTGACCGTACTTTCTATCGCAAGTGGTTATCCCAACAAGGGTATGACTACAAGTCGTTCATGCAAGAGATCAATGGGCAGAGCATCAATGCTACGCCTAAGTCTAATAAGTCTAGCCTTGGTAAAGATAGCCCGATTAAGATTCCACAATGCTATGTTATCAGCGTCAACCTTAATCACCCTAGACTCAAGGCAATTTTAGATGACGCTGATGAAGCGGCTGACAGTACAACCCTAGGCAACTTGGCTTTAGTCGGAGTCGCTCAGTAGTTCAAAGGCGTAGTCCAAGTCATCCCGTGCCGCACGGGATGATGCCCGTAGGGTGCGCTCTTTGGCAGGGAGTCTTGCTTCACGCAAGGCTTTCTGTGAGTTACCTTCAAAGTTTCTAATCTCCAAAGCCGTACCTCTTGCGCCTGTATTCCAGTCCCGTACTGCCTCTAAGACTGCATTAGCGGTGGCAGTATCGTTAGAAATCCTAGCCTTGATATACGCCTGACGGAAACCTGCGGTCACATCTTTTTGGTAATCGGTAAGACGGTTGGCAATCTTGATACCTTGGTAAGACTCAGCCGCAGCCGATGGGTAGAACCCAAGTAGACGGGTAGCGATTGTCCCTAAGTGCATGTCGTTGCTGACTACATAGCCACGCTTGTCAACGATTGCACCCGATTGACTATACGCAATGGCATCACCTAAAGCACGGAAGGCCGTGACAGGAGACTCACGCACCACATCAAGTGCAGAGATACGGGCCGAGAACGGTGCGCGTATAGCATCTGCAAACATGTTGGCAGTTCCTAGTATTGCTGAAGGCGCTGGGCCAGCGATCTCGCCAAGTTCACGAGCCACATCAGCGCCAGCCAGTAGCACACCAGTACCGGGCAACATGTTGCCAAGAGATACGCGACCTGCTACGTCAGCAGGAATCCATTGATTGATAACACCGCCAAGGAGGTAAGAAGAAGAACCGGGAACTATGCCATCGGCAAACTTGGCGATTTCATAGCGGATGCTACCTTTCTTGAACCCTAGTTTCTGAGCAATCGTATCAATTAAATCCTCAAGATCTTCAGCAAACGGTAATCCTTGTAGTCCGGTCAGTACCCACAACGCCGCAAGCATACCGATCTTACCCTCACGAGACAGGTTGGCAAGCATCTGCACGGATGTGGTTGGGAATACTTTGTACATATACATGAACGACTGTATGCCTGATCTCCAAGCCGGTGGTCGATTCAGTACGGAGTACTCACCCAATGTAAGTTGTAGTGTCTTGACCGCAAACTCACTGGCTTGTGTCTGTGCTTCAGTGTCAGATAAACCTGCGGCTTTTACACGGTCATACTGCATACGATACGCTGCTAGACCAAGACTGCGGCGTGACGCTTGCTCAGTCAGATTGAACGGAGCCATCCATCCATCAATAAATTTCTGCTTCAAACCAGAGGTAGCAAGACCACGAGCCATACCAATCATGGCATTAGACTGTGCGGGAATCATTGCACCCTCACGAATCTCATTTGCGATGAACCTAGCCTCATGCTCTTTTAATCCGTACTTCTGCTGAAGTTGGGGGTCTGCGGCTACTTCGTCATAGAACTCAGCACGATTAGCGTCACGGCTAGTCTCGCTCGCAGGATTCATCCCGATCACACCAACTTGTTTAAGAGCAATGTGTAGTTGCGCCATTGACTGACCAAAACCAAAGCCACCGCCAAAGGCAGTACGCTCGTTGTAACTAGATAGGTAGGGTAGCCCGTTGGTGTAGATAGACAAGAAGTTCAGCGCACCTGTGGCAATAGACGCACCCAACTGGATCAGACTGGTTGAGGCACGGATCTGAGAAACCAGTTTGCCCGAACCAAAGTCAGACTCATCTACGTTGCGGTTGCCATCCAAGAACGCCATTGTCTTAGCGGCTTCATTGTAGAACTCGTTGCCACGACGCAGACCATTGACAGGGTTAGTCGTCTCGTACATGTACTTGTATTGCTGGTACTCACGGCGGGCTAGTGTCTTGGCTTCAGGCGAGGCTTTAGGATCAGCCTCTACACGGTCAGCAGTTACACGCAAGGATTCGAGCAGTGCTTTGTCTCCGTTCCACAAGCGTTGGGTTCTGCCAAGGCTGAGGTTCATCAACTCACTAACACGAGGGCGCATCATCATCTTAGCCACGGTGGATGCACGGGACTCAATATGACGGGAGATTGCCATGATGCCATCACGCTTATCGCCGGGGGTAAAGGCACGTTGCAAGCGGTTACGGGCTGAACTGTTCTGACGGGTAAGAGCAACCGTGATCTGCTCCATCTTCTTAGGATTCAGAGCAACGTCAAACTGGCGCAAGCCACGAATAAAGTCGTTGTAGTTTAACTCTGGCGGTGCAGCAATAGCGTCGAGAGCGGCTTCGTGAATGGCTTCTAGTTTGACTTTCCGAACCGCAAAACTTTGGGTGTTCTCATCGTAGACTTCGATCTCATAGTCTTTATCTTCAAACAAATCATTAACGCTGTCTGCCATAGCACGGGCTTCGCTAGGTGTTTCCATCTGCGAGAACACGAACTGCTCGCGATAAGAATCCCGTGGGCGTAGGAGGCGACCAGTCTTAGGATCAATAACTTGTACCCGAACTTGGTACTGACCTTCACGCAGGATAGGGGTATACCCGGTAGCCAACGAACGCTTAGTAAACAGGTCGGCATCCTTAGCGGATATGTCAGAAAGAACAATCTGCTTGACTCGGTTCTGAATCACAAACTTATTTTCAGGTGTGATACTAACTTCCTTACGCATTGCTTCCAAAGACTTGACTGCATCATCAGCCTCTTTACCTTTGAAGAACGCCTTGAATCCATCAATGTCGGCTTGCTTTTGGGCAGGGTCAACTGCGCTTGCAGCAATTGCTTTGTTCAGTGCAACAAGAAACTCGTTACCTAGTGTCATGGACTCAGTGTCAAACTTAGGATAGCCACGCTCGTCTAGGGTAATCTTGTCTGTGTAGATGTCACGGTACTTGGTAATCATGCGGTCAAGGAAAGCCTGTGAGTCCTTGGACATCTGCTTTCCATCGGTCATTAACTCACCAAGTTCACGATAGGCGTTGCCACGTTCGGCAAATGCGCCAAGGTATCTGGCTCGGAGAAGTTGTAACTCCACATCATTGACTGACTCACGGAGAGATAAGTACCCAGTCCACTCAATGCTTTGTTCGGTAATGTCTTTATACCCAGCAAAGCGCTCAGTTTTCTCTACCATCTTGTCGCCTTCAGGGATCATCACGGTGTAGTCAAACCCGTCACGCATCATCTCAAACGTAATCTGCCCCTGCTTGGCAAGTCTGTTGATCTCTAATTGGTTAGCCAATAGGTTGCCGTTATCGTCAAAGGTATATAGCGGTGCGCTACCTAGTTCACTAAGGCGGTCTACACGGGATACTGCCCAACGCTGACCTGCATAGAGGGCTTCGTTAATCCGCTTGGTCTGCTCAGACGTAGTACCACTGAACTCAACAAGGCCAAGGTCTACTGACCGGCCTAGAACCTTACGCAGTTTCTCATTGTTCTTAACCTTGATGCTCATGGAAATGTCACGACCTTGGTCAATGATTCTTTCCAACTCGTTCATGCCGGGGTTAAGACGGGCGCGATAGTTCAGTAGGCTCAAGAAGGTGGCTTTGAACTTATCGTAGGAAGCAAGACTGTCTACGCCCTGAGCCTTGAGGTACTCCCAAGACTCGTTAAATGTTCTAGGTACGCCACCGATGGTGTCAATCATTAGTCCAGCCATACGGTTATCGGCGTAGTAGTCACCTGCCGTAGCAAAGCGACCTGTCCCACTGGTAATCTTGCCGTACTCCACTACATACAGGCGCTTGATAACTTCAGACACATCAAAGGCAATGCCGGGATTACCAGTGCGGTTGTACGCACGGGCTTGGCTAACGAGGTAGCGTACTGCCTCATCTCCAAAACGCATCCCGGTGCGGTTTAGGAATCCCTTAATGGCGTTCCATATCTTAGCCACAATGCTGGTATCTAGTGAGGCGGCGTAGTCAGCCAAGTATTCCTCGACTGCCTCGGCACGGGACATTCCCTCTGCATCCATCGCCGCATCAACGGCACTCTGCATGTATGGATGTTCTTGGTACAGGCGCTCCATCAGACCATCAAACTTGTTGGCAGGAATAATTCCACGCAGACCAAAGTGACCCATCGTTTCGTGGGCAAGTACAAACTTTAACTGCTGGTCTGTTGCGATGCGGTCGCTAAAGATAATGACGTTGCCATCACCAAACGAATAGCCCGCAGCCGATACCGTGTCGAAGTCACCTTGTGGGCGAGCCGCCACAGCACGGGCGTACAACTCAGGGTTGCGTGCCTTCAGGTCAGCCTGATTAGCGTAGGTAAATACACTGGGCTTGCGAGCAAGACGTGACAAGAAGTTGCTGATTGTCTGACGTACCTTCAGCAGCGGCAGCGGGGAGGTAATTGAACTGCCATCATCCCGCTTGTAACGACCAGAGTCAAAGCCACTGGGCTTACGACCAAACCCGTTCCAGTCATCCAACGAGAACGGTGGGGTGTACTCACCCGGTGCTTCTTTTTTCTTCTTGCCTTTACCCTTTGCTTGGACTTCTTCTTGTTCAGCCGCTACTAGATCGGGGTCAACATCCGTATCCAAGTCACGGTCAGCATCCATTGCCTCCATATCCCTGCGGGTTTCTTCGGATATTTCAGAAGAAACAACCCGTAGTTTGGAGTTAACTTCGGTAGTCTTAGGTGTACCGTCAGCATTAAAGTATGCCGACAGCGGTTTGTTTGCGTAAGCCACAAAGGCTTGCAGTCCGTCTTTCCGTACCTGCGCCCACATCTCGGTCAACTTGATAAGCATCTTGGCTTGGGCATCAGCGTTCTGTGCAAAGCCAGTCTTAGTATTGATGTCCTTAATATAGTCCAGCAGTTTGATCGCAGAGTTATCCTTGATCGTATCTTGATCCGGCGTAACTGGGGTATTACCAATAGCCTCGTTCTGATATTGGGCTGGCAGGTTTTGCAAGTTCATAATCTGCTTGGCTTTTTCAAGCAGGTCAGTGGCAATAATCATTTGGAACAACGGCGTTTCATTACCAGCCCTGTCCGTAGCCGAAGCCTCACCCTCAGCAGCACTTTGAGTACGCATGAACCTGACCAGTGCCTTCTTAAAGGTGGCATCTTTTTCGACGCTATCGAGGAAAGCCTTAGCCTCAACATCCAGTTTAGCCTTGCGGTCATTGGAGTCAGGGGTGTAGGCGTATTCCATTACACCAATGAGACTGATTACTTTCTCTGATTCAGACTTGGTTTCTTCAACTGACCGCATTAAATCTTCCATCAACTCACGGGAAGTTTGGTCTTTAGGTGGCATACCCCGTGTTGGGGCTGGAGTAGGCGTAACTGTGGCTGCGGCCTTTTCGTCTGCTAATCTTTGAACAGCCTCGGCAATCTTTGCTTCACGCAGTTTTCTTGCTTCGTCTGTGTCAGTTACTGGAGCGGCTGCCGCAGCAGCCTTACCCTTTTTTAGTGTGGCTCCTTTCTTAGGAGCAGTTACTTCTTCTTGCTTCGCCCCGCGCTTGAGAGCGACGCTGCCACCGCCTGTCGGAGTGCCGCCGCCTTGGTCTTGGGTCGTGGGCTGCTGCCCAGTTTGCCCCCTGCCTTGTACTCCCGCATTATCTTGCTTACGTTTTGTGAGACGACTTTGTTGCTGCTTCCCTTTTTGAGTGGCATCTTGCTTTCCTTTCTTTTGCTTAGCAGGTTTTTGTACTTCCCCTTCAAACTCACCGTTTGTAAACTTACCATCCATAACGGTTCCGTCTACATCTTCAAACCTACCTTGACCATTGGTAAAACCATTCTTCCATTGACCAGTGTAAGTACTACCATCAGGGTAAGTCATTACCCCAGTACCATTTGGCTCATTGTCTTTTAGTTGCCCAGTGTACATAGCGCCATCTTCATACTCGACCGTGCCAGTTCTAGACTTAAGCGTTTCGGCTTTGCGGGCTTTTGCAACAGTGGCTGGAGTAACAGCCTTGCCTGTCGGCTTAGCAATCGCAGCACCTTGTTCAACGGTTGGAGTAATTTTTTGTGGTTTGGCTACGCTCTTGAGTGCCGCTACCGATGGCTGACCACGCTGAGTAAACAACGGGATCTGTGTCTGTGCGGGTAAGCCCGGAATAGCAATTTGATCTGCGGTCAAAGCGGGAGCAACGGGTACTCCAATGCCACGACGCAAGCCCTCGCCTCGTGAAGGACGAGGTGTGCCAGCCAAGGGCTGACCACGGTCAAACATAGAAATCTGCCTAGGCGCACGCTGTTGCGCTTGAACCATTGGCATAGGTTGTGGCGCAGGGGTAGGGGTAGGCGCAGGGGCTTGAGCGGCTAAATCTAATTGACGTTGCGCTGCGGCAACATTGCCAAGGCGCTCAAGGTCTGCTTCTCTTTGTGCTGCTGCTTGCTGCTGAGCCTGTGACAAAGCCTGACGACTTTGCGCCAAGTTCATCTGTTGTTCCATGATCGGATTGACTGACGTTTGTTGATTGGTAAAGCCAACACCCGACGGCGCGGGTGGTGCAAACTGCAATACACCTTGATTTGGATTAACAAATGTTGGTGCTGGCAAAGCCAAGCGATCAGAAGGAGGGGGTGTTATAGCCTGTTGTTCGTACTGCCCAGTAGCCTCATTCCATACCATACGTGGCGCTTGTTCGCCTACGTTCATACTGCGCTGGCGCACCTCACCTACTGTGGATGGGCCAAGGTCTAAAACACCTTGCGGGCCAAAGTCACCGGGGGTAACTTGCCCAAAGAAAGGGCGTTCGCTTGCTGTGCGAGGACGCACCACACTATCAGAACCAATACCACCGATAAGGTCGTTGGCTTGACCTACCCCACCAGTTTGTACGGGGCCACCTTGCATGTCTGCCGCAGGAGAAACGACTGTAAGCGCAGTCGATGTTGACCCTGCTTTTTGTTCCAATAAGTTAGTTGGCTTATTTGTAGGAATGGCTTCTTTAGCACGACCACGCAGAAGTCCAGACGCACCTCCAACTGCCGTACCAGTAATGGCTCCAGCCGCACCGGCTTCAAGTACACGAGATGCGAGGTCAGGTGCTATTTCTCCACCAGCCAAGGTAGGCGCAAGTGCGCCTGTAACTAATTCTTGTCCTGCTTCAGTCAGACCCTCAGCCACAGTACCGAGAGCGCCTTCTCTTAAACCTAATGCTCCACGCTGTCCAGCGGCTTTAAGTTTGGTAGTTCCCGCAGTAACCGCAGGAAGTTTGTTTCCCATGTAACGGGTAAAGAGTAGGAACTCCGGCAAACTTTCAAGAGCAGCGTATGGAGCAGCAGCAAGCAAGGCTGCGTAAGGATTAGCCGCACCTGCCTCCTCAGTGGCAAGATAAGACTCGCCAAAACCAGCGACATAGTTAGAAGCCAGTGATGCGCCAGCGGCGTAAGTAGCCGCAGCGGCTCGTTTGAGTAAGGCTTTTTCTGCTACCTCTAACCCAGCCCAGCCCACTTGGGCTTTCTTTAGTGCAGCGGCTTTGATCTGTTGCTTGACTGCTTCTTTCGCACCAACGCTAAGAACTGCACCGCCAACCGTACCGGCAGGGCCACCTGTTGCAGTACCGATTGCAGCACCACCTAGAGCCACGGCGACAGACTCAAGCAGACTTGGGCCAGCCTGACCAAGCGAAGCAACCGCCCAATCCCATGCTTTAGATCCGCTATCAATCTCAGAAAACTCACGCTGGAATGGTGCAGTCTTATTTAGGTCTGCAATTTGTTGCAGCACAATATCTTTACCAGCAGTCTCAAGCCCTTGAATACCAGTTAAATCACCAATACCTTGCAGCGCACCACCAGCGATCATCTGAAGCGAGTCAACGCCACGGCCAAAATTCTTTTTGAACAAGCGACCTGTTGATGGATTCTTAATAGACTGAAGGAACTGCCCATAGGCTTGTTGACTAAGTGGAACCCAGTCAGCCGTATCGGTAGGCAAACCAGTGCCGGGGCCACCAGCCAAAGACTCAGCCTCTAGCGCAGACGTAGCATCATCCGCAGAGAACCGCATACCATTGACAAACAATTGGTTCTTTGATGGGCTAAAAGCAATTGACGGCGGCTGTTTAATATCAGGTAAACGGAACTCGCTAGTCTTAACTAACCGCTCCCCCAATGCGGCCATGTCAGTAAGTGACGGGCCAAGATTTCCCAAACCCACGTTTGAGGTGGGTGTGTAGGGAGCAAATGGTTGTGGAGCATCGGTAAGCCCCATCGATTCAAATGCAGGACTTGCGAAGGGGGAGTTAGCCATTATCTACCTCTAGCCATTTGTGTTGCAGAAGGCAAACCAGCAATAGGAACTGCGGCATTGCTCTGTATTTCAACTCCATCAACAACTGTCTTAGTACCAGTAGGATTGTAAATATAAGGGGGGATTCCAAGATACGCAGGAGGTATGATAACCCAAGTGCCAGTGGCAGTATCAGGTTTAGCCGTCCACCCTTGCTTCATGGATTCTTCTCTGAGTCTAAAGTTACCCTTAGTGGTTTCAACCATTACGTCTTTAACCATATTGGCTTGGATCTCATCACGCTTTGTAGCAGCACTAACTTGACCCTTGACACCTTCTTTAGCGGCAAACATACCAAGTTCAGTCTGCGAAGCAATCTTAGCCTCACGGTACTTCGTGTCAAACATTTCACGGGCAGCATCACGAATCTGCGCCCTAGTCATAGGCTCTCCAACTTTTTGCCCATTGACCCACATATTGAAGTTACCATCCGAGCGAGGCTGGAACGCAACCGGTTGTCCAACGTAGAAACTCATGGCTGCTGAAACACCACGGGGGTCATTGGAATACTCTAGTTGATAGACTGTACCCATTGCCTGTAAGAGTCGGTTGCCATCACGGTAAGAATTATCTAACTGGGTAATCTGATCTCGAACCAACTCAGCCTCAGCACCCATACCTGCGTTTTGGTACATCTGGAACTTACGAATACCATCTGCACGAGAGCGTTGATACTGCTCATTAAGGATTTTTTGATCGCCAGTAATAGCACCAGTGTTAGCAAGATAGTAAGACGTTGGGCTTTTTGGTTCTTTAGTTTGTCTAACACCCGGAGTAGCCGCAGATGCAATGGGGCCAGCAACCACAGGTTGTGCAGAAGCAGCACCGGGTGCAGCGGGAGCAGCGCCAACAACAGGAGCAGTTACATCAGTAGTAGTTGCGCCGGGAGCAGCAGCCACTTGTACAGGAGCAACACCCGGTTGGTCAATACCAGACAGAATAGTAGCAATAGGTCTAGCCATTGCAGTACGACCAGCCACAGAAGTTGCACCTTTATAGCGATATAGAGCCTGTTCGTAGTTACCGTTTGCTTCTTTAAGGTACTGGGCAAATAGTTGCGCTGCGTAAGGAATAGCCTTTAGCGGATCCATTGCGTCGGCTTGGCTAATCTGTCCTTGCTTCGTGCCTATGTTGGTTGTGTAGATTTGAGCGATACCAAAAGCAACAGGCTTTCCGTTGACGTTGTTAATTGCGTCGGCTTTGAATGACGACTCAGTACCAATCAACCGCTTAAAGACCACGGGATCAATTCCGTATTGCTGGGCAGCCTTGGTCATTACATCATCGTACGGCGTATTAATAGCGTCATACTGAACAGCAGATCGAGCGACCGCCTGAGGAGTAGACTCTTGGATTACACTGCTACGGCCTTCACGACCAAAGTCAATGGTAGGTTGATTACGAGTAATAACTTGATTATTAGAATCAAGTCTTTTTTGATACATATCTCGTTGCTGCTCAAGATTGCGCCGTGCATTAGGCGGTAAATCAGTACGCTGCAAAGTCTTATTAAGATTGTCCACCTGCATCTTATTTAGTTGCGCCATTTCAGTAGCACGCTTAAATGCCAGTGGGTCAGCAGATGGGTTAGGAACCATCTGCCCATAAGGAATATTTGCCGGAGCCTGAGTTACAGCCTGTCGTGTCTCTGGAGAAACTGCCCCAGAGAATTGATTTGGCCCAGAAGCCGCAGGTGCAGGTGCAGCAGGAGGAGCAACTTGCTCAACATCCATAGGTTTTTGTTGACCTACACCCAACAAGTCGCCGGTTGTAACTGCTTCTGGTGCTGGCGCATTGGCTTGTTGCTGGCGCAATGCCTCTTGACGGCGTAGCGCTTCGAGCGCCATAACGTCTTTTTCTTCAGTACGCAGAGTCTGTCGCCGTTTTGTGGCTAAGTCCATGCCAGCATAGAACCCTTCGGTTCCAGCCGCTATATTCCCAAAAGTTAGGGCAGCCATGATCTACTCCTTAACCAAGAACCGAACCGAACAGACCTTGAGTTTCTTTAATTGCTCGGCGTTTGCGTTCGTCAGCGGTGTTATACATATTCTGTAAGTTCTGTGCATAGCCCATAGTACTGAGGCTTGACGCACTTGGGTACAGATTCAGTCCAGCAGTCCTTGCTCGGTTCTGTGCATCAACAGCGCCAAGGAATCCGGTATCGTAGGCAGTACCAACATCACGCCCAGTGCCTAGTCGAATACGGCGTTGCTCGGCTTCACGCATACCGACTCTAGCCTGAGGGATCTTACCTAGTGTTTCCCGCTCAACCCTAGCACCAGCCTGTTGAACTTGACGCGCACGCTGAAGACCGAAGTACTCAGGATCAAAGTAGTTAGCACCTTGAACCAACGAACGGGCGGCATCAAGTTTTTCTCTAAACATTTCTTGGTTTGTAGAACGAAGCGTTTCAAGTTCTTGACGCTGTTGGTCAAGCAATTGTTTTTCTTCGGGGGACATACCTTCAGGTGCAAGATAAGTACCAGCAATTTGACCGGCAGCACGGAGAAGGAAATCAGCCTGTTTCTTAGGATCAGTAACACTCTTAACAAGTTCAGAGCCAGCCTTTTGAACGCCCGTAACAAGACGATCACCTAGTGTGCCAGTTGAACCAGCAGTTTGTGGAGCAGAAGTAGGCGCAGTGCTAGGAGCAGTGCTAGGAGCAGTGCTAGGAGCAGGAGCCGCAGGGGCAGTAGCAGTATTAAGTCCAGCACCCTCAGCACCTTGAACCGCAGGAGTCGTACTAACTATTTGTCCTTCAGTATTTGTAACGATTGTTGAACCATCACCTAAAGTTTGAATAGACGATCCATCATCAAAGGTTTGTGTACCCATCCGATAAGCAGGGGCAGATGTGCCAGATAGTTGTGCGCCAAGATCAGATGCAGTTTGTGCAGCGGCTTGTGCATCTAAACCACCTTGAACAGCCAGACCAGTGGATTTGTCAACAACATCATACAGACCAGTTTCTACGTTATAGGAAGGAGTAAAGCCTGACGTAGCGCTAACAGGGGCTTGAGAACCACCAACGGCAGCACTAGCGGGGGTATTGAGCGCACCCGTAGCAGAGTTAATCCCTTGGTAACCAGAAATACCACCGCCAATAGCGCCAAACAATGCGCCACGACCTGCGTCTTGTCCAGTTACTTTAGCCGCCACAGCACCAAGGGCAGCACCTACGATACCGCCAGCAATTGCACCGGATGCACCAGCGGCAAACGTACCGGCTAGAGCAGTACTAACTGCACCTGAAAGACCGATAGAAGAAGCAATTGCCGGAGCAAAATAAGGAACAGCCACGGCTGCGGCCACAGCCACTACGGCTTTGAACACATTACCACCACCGCCGCCATGCAGTGTAGGTTGTTTGTGCATCAGCGAGTATGCGATGGGGTTTAGTTTATGCGGGCCAGCGCCACCAAAGGCATCAAGCGGCATGTACTCAAGTTCAAGCCCATAAGGGGCGCGGGTAGTAATAGACATTTAAGCCTCCGTCAAATTAAATCTCATGTGTGTATACACATGATTAAATCCATATCGAGAAATGACACGCTCCATTGCTGGGGATACCCATCCCTCAATGGCTCGGACACCGTTCATGTAAGCCCAACCACACAATCTTTTCCAAAACTTTTCAAAAAAGAAGTCAAGATCAGATCCGCCAAGTGCAAGAATGTTCATAGCCGGTAGCCTTGGGTATTGAACGATTTCAAGGACAACCACCAACTTAACGTCAGGTGAGATGCACTTATCATTCTTGACAACAAAAACATAAAACTTGCCTTGTAAAGCAAGTGTGTAAATGTCATCAGCGGTAATCTCTCCATGCATGGATCGTTTGATGCACTTCTCCACAAGTCCTTTGGCTTTAGGCCAATACTTGTCAAACTGTTCCTTGGTGCTAAGTAGTAGGGCATCGTAGTCTTCCAAGGGTATCGGGTCGAATCCGGGTGGGTGCGCCATTAACTAGCCTTTGGTTTATTGGAGTATGCCTCCAACAACTTATCAAAAAACTCTGTGCCTTTTGCTTTTACAACATGGGCAGGGATTACATACTCACCTGCGGACACACGAATCGGGATACTATCGCTAGTGCCTGTACCAGCACCTTTTACTTTACCGCCCATTGCAGCGTGGTCACCAGCAGTAACAACACCGCCGTCACGCATCTGAGGCAACTCAGAAGGATTAATCATTGGTGCAGTACCCATACTGCCACCCATACCCATTTGCCCAATCATCTGTTGTGCAGCACGGAAAGCAATAATAATTGTAATAACTAGACCCTGATCGAAATCAGCAGGAAGATCTTGCTCACTAGCCAGTCCTTGTTGAATTGCAAAACGACGCAGATACGGATACATGTCAGGATTTTGTAAAGCAGTCATAGCCAACTGACCACCTTGATTCATTTCTTCAGGAGTCAACTCACCCGTTTGATAACCAGCCATAATGGCTTGTTGAATCTCAGCCACGGCTTGTGGTTGCGTACGCATAAATTCTTGAATCTGCATCTCAATCATCTGCGGAGACATATTCTCTTGTGGTTGGGCTTGCGGGTTCATACCAGCGGGGCGTACGGGCGCACCGCCTTGTCCGACCATTCCGCCTTGGGCGTATGTGGGTTGAAGTCTGAAGTCGAGTGCAGGAAATTGTGGGTTCACGGCAGTAGTCCCCATAGGAAAAGATTGAATGGCACGCTCATTAACAGCAACTTGTGGAGATCCAGACCCCATAAGGCCGGTCAAAGACGCGGGTAGATCAAGTGAATCAGTAGAAACAGGCAACTCCGTAGGTAGCGCAGATGGCGCTGGAGTCATTACAGGAGCAGGAACACTGCTCAAATTTGTTTGCGCTGGGCCAGCGACAGTAGGTTCGGCTGGCTGAGGAAGCGCAGCCGGAGCCTTTTGTTGCATATTTAGAATTGATAAAACCGGATTCGCAGCCCTAGCCATAACTTACCCTTTCAATTGAACGATCATGGTGTTAATCACTGATCTCAAATAGGCAACATCGTTCGCAAGTTCTTGGACATTTAGAATCAACTTTGCAAAGTCGTCCAAATCTGCTACGTTTTGCCCGCTAATAGTATACCCTTTACCTTCGGCTGTGACACGTTTCATATTCAATTCTCGTGCCTCATTTACCGTAATGTCAGACCGCACAACCGCCCGACTTGCTAAATCCCCTTCCCCCCGAATACCGCAGAGCAACTCCACGTTTTCTTTCATGGTGTTGGACAACTGGTTTTGCCACTCGTTAAGACCAGTTGGTACGGCAGGGATGGCTGTAAATCGTCCGGGCATTAGGCAGTCCTCAATCCATAGGGAGTTTCACCAATGTGGATAGCCCGGACTCTAGCCGAACCAGACACACCAACTTCAAAGGTGTCCGAGCGATACCCAGTGGGGAGGCGGAACACCTCGTCACTACTTACTGTGGCTTGGAACACCAGCACTTTATCGACCCATAACTTAAAGGTCACTGGTAATGTACCGCCAACGTCTTTTAACGACCGTGTAAGGTTATCCCCGTTAATTACGGTGGAGTTCAATGTGCCATCGTTAGCAATGCGAATACCTAAAGAAGTAACTCGGTCGTAGGGGCCATTCATATCCCCTAGTCCCTTAAGGCAGATGACCGTACCAGAAGTATCTGCCGTAGTGCTGACCGTAGTACCCACATCTGCAAAGGTAAAGGTCGTTGAGTTTACGACAGTTATCTCAACTTGTTGGGCATTGAATGTCGAAGCCGTACCGCCGGTAAACCCGGAAATGTCAACCTTTGATCCAGTTACCAATAAATGCGGCGTTGCAGTAACAATGGTCGCCACGTTGGCGTTACGGGCATAAGACGCCGTTTGTGTAGGGGTAGAGTAGTCTTCCCAAACCTGAGTGTTATAGGCTGGAACCCCAGCGTTATACGCCGCAATAGCCTCTGTCTCAGCATCAGGAGTTGCAAAGTCCGCAATAATCCGCGCTGCACCAAGGTTCAAAAAGTCCTTGGTAATAATGGTTTTAGATTTCCATTCCATTGAGGAAAGAGGTTGCGTGTCCAAATCCCATTTGTACAAATTACCTAGGGCGTCCCCAATATAGTAGAAATCATTGGTTAGTGGGTCATACCATGAGGCTGTAAACTTATAGTTAATCTGGACAAAGTAGCCACCGATTCGGTCATCTCGCTCAAAAATAAATGAGTTCAAAGCGTGAGAGCCAAAGTACTTACCATTGTAGAATTTACCCACAATGGTAGAAGGGTCAAGGGCTTCGTTCCATGTATCCCAGTCGTGAACCAGTTTAGTCATTACATCCATACCGGCGGACGGATTGTAAAGCGCCATGCCCCCATAGGTAGCGTAGGCTACGCCATAACCCATGTTGACAATTGACCGTTTAGATACGCAAGGAAGCAGGGTGTCAATACGGGCAAACGCCATTGTCGCAGGGTTGTTACCTGAAACTTGGTATGGATACTCCTCAGTCAAAACAAGGACATATCCCGCAGTAGCGGCAATCCCAACGATTTCGTCTTGGAAAGTTAGGGCATATTTTTCCGGCCATGCATGGGGTAGTCCCGGCTCAGAGAAGTACAACTTGTTGCCAGTAAATCCTACCAAGATGTTATTTTGCACCGCAGTAAGACCTTGCAAATTTTCTGGTGGAGGATCGTAGTCGTCCGTAAGCAGTACATCAAAAAGCAAAGTAGAATCAAAGTCGTCTGTAAAACTATACGATCCGTCACCCCAGTAACGAGCAGTGGAAGTCGGAGGATTTTCAGAGACATCGTGATACAGCGTACCAGTAGTATCAGCCGTTGTAGCCGTAGTAGCAGCCGTCTGAGCGTACTCAAAAGTGTAGTCATCAATGACACTGGTAACTATACCGCCTGTAATGTTAAACGATGTATTAGTGCAACCACTAAGTTTGAATCGATCATCCACCACTAAGTTGTGGTGTTTTTGTAGTTTGACGCGTGAAACATTGGCGGTTCGACTAACTGTGGCAGTTGCAATTGGAAACCACAGGGTCTTAAGTAGATAGTAGTCCGTACCAGAAGTTGAAGGTAAAGTTCTATACAGCCGTACTCCGCCGACAAAGTAGTTAGCCGAAGGAGTAGCCGTAGGCAACCCAGTAACAGTTACTGTTTGACCCTCTTTAATGTACAGCGCCGTAGATGGCTCAGAAGCAATAGACTCCTCCTCCCACGGGGTGTACCAAGTAAACACATAAGTACGGGTTTGGGTATTACCAGCCAGTGAGACACGACCAGCCGAGTCAGCCGTAGTTGAGACTGCTGAACCGGGGTTAAAGTAAGTAAAGGTCGTGCTGTCGACTACGGTTACCTCAACGTTGGTAGCGTTAAAGGTCTTACCCGTAGTCGTTGTAAAGTCACTAATCGTAACGATATTACCAGTACGCAATCCATGAGCAGCAGAGGTAATGATAGTGGCAGTGTTACCAGCATCACGAGCGTAGGAGGTTGTGGTCTTTTGGGTAAAAGACGTTGCGCTTGTAGTAAGCGTTGTCGTAGGTAACGGCAACCCCAGATAGTAATAGTTGTTTGGGTATGGCTCTCCAGTAGCAGTAGCCAGTTCATAGTTCGATACCTTAGGCACACCATCGCCGGTGTAGTAGAACCGTTGTTCTTCGTCGTTAGAGTCAGAAGCCACGGCAATATCCACATCATTGAGCCAAGTCAAAAACTTTAGCACCCCTGTACTGGGAGTGCGTAATGCGTATAAAGTTTTAATCTCACCTGTACGGTTGACATTACCGACGTTAAAAGGTAGACGATAGGGAATCAGATCGCCTGAATACAACTTGACGTTAAACGCCAGTTGAGCAGCAGAGTCCGGCAGCAACTCCGAAGCAATCTTCGGTGCTTCTCCAAGAAACTTAACGATCTTTACTGCGGCCATATTAGGCAACCAATCCGGGTAGATAAACCGTCTTGCCGTCTTTTTTGACAGCCGTTAGGTTTTGTTTTTTTAAATTTGCAGGGTCATACGATACATGCACCCAACCTGAATCAGGGATACCCGGAGTATAGAACTCAAGAATCAGTTGCGTATACTGCAAGTTATCCATAATCCAAATGGCTAAGTCCGCGTTCGGGATGCCGGGGATTTCGATGTCCGCCGCTTGCCCTTTGCAGTGGTCGCTGGTTTTGGAGCCACCGACTTTGGCGTTGACTTCCGGGTGACGGAAGCCGGAGTTGACTTTGACCCCCGTTTTGAAATGCTCTCTAACAGGCTGAAGAACCTGTTCACATAGTCTTTTAAGGTTTTCAATTTCAGCCTCCCCCGGTGTGTTATCCATATCATGCCGCAGTGCAGTCTCTGACTTCACCATTTCAGCAAGGGTAAAGTTAGTGGTCAAGTTCATTTTTTCTCCAGCAAATCGTCAAGTTGTTTACTCTTTTCCTTAGAGCCAGCCGAGGAACCAAAATAGTAAGACAGAATCTGGGTTACGGCAGCAGACAACACTCCAAGAATATAGATCAAAATATCCTTAGCCATTGGTTTAACTTCAATAAAGATTAGTATGGCAAACAGTACGAAGGACAATGTAATTACACCAAGCGCCAGAATAGAGTTGATGTTCTTAGTAACAGGGTGAACATCTGCGGAGGCCATAGCCGCTTCACGACCACGAGCAGAATCACGATCTTTAGCCTCAATCTCCATGCGTTTGACATCGGCTTCAAGGTGGGCTAACTCGCCTTTTTGCGCCAGTTCAAGTAGTTTGGCTTGGGCTTCTGCCTTAGCAGCAGGATCAGGCATAACCCGATCAAGTACCTTTTCGCCAATCTTTAGTATTGTGTCGAGTCCAATCATTACCATGCCCCCGTTACTTTAAGGATTCCATAAATAATTCCACTCAGTAGAAATATAAGGATCCAAGTCAATCTTTCTTCGGCCCGCATCCGCTGAAACTCATGGTCAAGCGTCTGCCTTTCCTTACGCATTTGTGCAACTAATGCTTTTACTTCTCCTACTGCGGCTTTTCCAAATTCACGACCAACTTCTATATACATCTGTTCTTCAGCATCTCTAATCTTTCGCACCTCACGATACTCTGTGGCTGCGTCAACAAAAACTAAATCACCACGGCGCTCAAGTTGTAACTGCTTTTTCTTCCATGCAATCCTTGCTCGTGCTTCCTCATCAAGGAAGGAGTTGACCTCTGCCCCAGCCTGTTTGATTTCCCGACCAACCTTGATTGCTTCCTTGATACCACCAAGGGCTAAACGCGCAACTTCGGCCGGATTCCCCGGATCTGGTAACTGGCTCAAGATTCATCCTCCGTCCCTGATAAGTAGGCTACTACTTGCCTTTTTTCATGCACTTGCCCATTGCCTTACACTTTGCAGCGTTGGGACAGCCGGGACAAGGTTTGAAAGTCATACCACCTTTGGCGTAACCCATTGGCTTAGCGGCGACTTTCTTTGCAGCAGGTTTCTTCATCATTCCGGGCATGGTCATACTCCTTTAAGAACGATAGCCACAAGGATACCCGCCATACCGACTATCAAAGCACCGGCGGTTTTAATCATTAGAGACTCCAGCCGATCAACGCGCTGGATAAAGGTGTTGTACCGCTCTGCACAAACGGCTTCATGCGAGGTCAGTTGCACCTCTAATTCATGCGTTGTTGTTGCCACTTTCGGCCTCCATTACTGCTTGGGTTTGGTCAATTACCGGAGGTAAATCCGGTTCTACGATTTCAGGTTCAATAACTAATACACATCCCTCAGGTACTTCCTCACACCGAGCAAGCGCACCGTTAGGGAACATGACTAAAGGTTTGCGTGTCATGCTGTAAATGTTCCAGATGAAGTAAAGGTGTGGTAGGTATAACCGCCACTAGAAACAACAGTTCCTCCTGTCCCGCGTTGAGAACCGGAATAACGAATAATTACAATGCCGGAACCTCCTGAACCACCAACACCCGATCCTTTGTTGTAAGCACCGCGACCGCCGCCTCCGCCGCCTGTGTTAGCAGTTCCTGCTATGCCTGAACTTCCGTTTGAATCACCGCCGTTACCACCTCCACCATCCCCGCCGCAACCACCGCCGCAGGTAGATCCGTTATATGATCCTCCGCCACCACCGCCGCCATAAAATCCGCTAGCGCCTGTGGAAGTAGCCGATGCCCAAGTAGACCAAGTATTTAAACCGTCACCACCAGCACCATTGTGGTCTGTATTTCCAGCCTCTCCTAATCCACCACCACCGCCAGATGCGCTTGAAGTTTGTCCAGCACCACCAGCCGATCCGTAATGAGCGGTTCCACCAGTACCTTGTGTAGCGGAACTTGCTGAAGCACTATTTTCACCACCACCACCAGAACCTCCGTTTGCACCAGAAACATAATTGCTTACATTTCCTGCACCGCCACCACCTCCATATCCAATCATGGTACTACCGCCAGTTTGGAGCGAAGAGTTAGACCCGCTAGGAGCCCTATCATTTGTCATGCCAGAATTAGATGTTGGGCCTGCGCCACCTGCGCCAACAGTTACTGTGTATGTATTAGACGAAAGCGTTAAATTGTTGTGGTAGGCTGCGCCGCCTGAACCTCCACCACCGCCTGACCATCCATTTGTAGTAAAACCACCAGCACCACCACCAGCAATAACAAGTGCTTCTGCCCCTGAAAGAGATATTCCACTTGGTACTACAAAATTACTAGATGATGTAAAAGTGTGGTAACGATAAGCACCAGATGTTGTAATTGTTCCGCCAGTTGGCAACCCTTGAACAGTCTTGCTAATAGAATTGCTTGAAGTAGTGCCGTCAATATTTATTACTGACAGAGCAATTGTATCTCCAGCAGTTTGACCATATACAGCCGCAGGAACTGAAACAGTAGCAGAACCTGAAGTAACAGTTACATTAGTTACATCTGCTATTGTTGATCCACTTTCAGAAAAACGAACTGTAATAGTATCTGTTGCATTATTTAGTGAAAGTGTAAGGTTAGACGATTGAGCAGCATAAATTGTTCCTGTTACTGAGTTAATAACTGGAATTAAATTTGTGCTAATCCATAATGATCCGTTATGAAACTCAATAGAGCCAGTAGTTGTGTTGTATCTAATCATCCCTGATGCAGGTGTACCGGGACGCTCTGCTGTCGTTCCGGCAGGCAGATCAAAATACCCCGTGCTACTGTTAGCCTGGTCAGATACACCTGTTGGGGTAACACTTACCCCTGCAATGTTAGGCGATGGCTGAGATCCAATGTAAGACATTAGGTAATCTCCAGAACAGATGCAATGACATCGGCAGACGATGATGCTGACGATAAGACCTTGAGCGCATCACCTGATTCCAGCACCAGTTTCTGATCCCCGCCAATTGGCACTAATGAACCGCCGCTTGGTATCACCGCGCCCTTAACAATGTAGTAGTTAGTGCCGCCAATTGTGGTGTAGACATCCACATTGATAGTCGATGCTGTGATGTTAGCAACGGTCATACCGATCACCGTAGTGGCCGCAGATGCCGTTACAACAGTCGCTGCAGATGTACCAACAGCAGCGGACACATAATTTTTAAAAGTATTTGCCATGTTTTATCCCAATGCAATTGCCAAGGCCACAGCAGTACCTGCCGGGTCAGCGTCTAAAGTTACATACTCAACATCTGTCGCACCACTATTTACCCGCACATACTTGCCGCCGTTAGTAGCAAATGCTGGCAGCAGCGCAGCCCTGGCCGCAGCCGCTGTCGTGGCGCTTGTACCGCCCTGGGCAATCGATAACGCCGTGGTCAGCCCAGACAGAGAAGTGATGTCGCTGTTGGCCCCGGCATTGGCTTTGGTATTTAACGCGCCAATGTTGTTAGCAACCGTAGTAATGTCAGCAGAAATCGGCGCAAGTGTCGAGACATCGGCAGACACACCGGCCACCGTGGTGACATTGCCAGATATACCGGCAACAGTAGTCACATTTGCAGCAACCCCAGCAACCGTAGTCACATTGCTTGATATGCCAGCCACCGTAGTGACATTGGCTGCAATCCCTGAAACCGTTGACACGCTAGATGAAATGCCAGATACCGTACTAACGGCTGACGATATGCCTGCCACCGTGGTGACATTGGCGCTGATCCCAGCAACCGTGTTTACATTGGCAATGTTCGTGCCAACAGTATTGATGTTGGCAATGTTATTGGCGCAGACCTCAATCTCAGATACGGCCTCATTGAGATCATTGGCCGTGGTAATAATTTGAGCAATGTCGGTAGCACAAGTATTAACGCTGGCAATGTTCGTTGCCACCGTGGTGACATCTGCTATATCTGCTGCAACTGTTCCAATATCTGTTGCGTCTGCTGCAACTGCTGTGACATTTGCTGCAATTCCAGCGACTGTCGTGACATTTCCAGATATGCCAGCAACTGTGGTGACATTGGCTGAGATTCCTGCAACGGTAGTGACATTGCCTGAAATACCTGCAACTGTTGTGACATTAGCCGCGACCCCAGCAACCGTGCTGACATCTGCAATGTCT